ACTTCACTTCGAACTATGACTTTGTGAAGTATGGCGGTAAGATGAGGCTTACTGTCGATGGATTTGAAAATAGAAAAGATAAGTTCTTTTTCTATAAGTTATCTAAGAGAAAAGAGGCTAAAGATTTTATTCTAGCGAATATATTGAAGAAGCCCGATCTCTGGATTGGCAACTTGATAGACAGTCACGAAGCAGAAGAAGTCTATACTGAGTGGTCAAAAAGGCAACAGTCATTGACTTACACATTTAAGAATGATCTAGATGAGTTAGACGATGACTTCAATGCCAACATTGTTGTCGAAGATGGAGAATATCCAAAACTCTTATCTCTCTTCAACAGAAGAAGGGTATGCATTGAGACATTGATTATCATTGATGAACTCACTGGATGCTTTAAGTATTGGGAGAAGACTATTCGTGACACTATAGTTTTCCCTGATATAAATAAGACTGTTAACAACTATAAACCTTTTATAGAATATGATAAAGTGAAAATGAAGAAAATAGTTCTTGACAAATACGGCAACACCTAGTATAATACAACGCATACGAGAAATACAAAATCGTAAATACAACGCAATATATGGAGAACATAATATGTCTTTTGCATCATTAAAGAAAAACCGTACGAACTCTTTTGATAAGTTGAACTCTCAACTACAATCAATGTCAAATCAAAAAATGTCCAAAGGTGACGACAACTACTGGAAACCAGAAGTCGATAAAGCTGGCAATGGCTATGCTGTACTACGATTCTTACCAGCTTCAGAAGGTGAAGATATGCCTTTTGTTCGCTATTGGGATCATGGCTTTCAAGGACCAGGTGGTTGGTACATCGAGAAGTCTCTAACAACTCTAAGTCAAGACGATCCAGTATCTGAGTATAACTCTCAGTTGTGGAACTCTGGTCATGACGAAGACAAAGAGATTGCTCGTAAGCAGAAACGCCGTCTTAGCTATGTAGCTAATGTAATGGTCGTATCTGACCCATCAAATCCTTCTCGTGAAGGTCAAGTTTATTTGTATAAATTTGGTAAGAAAATCTTCGACAAACTGAACGATGCTATGAATCCTCAGTTCGCTGACGAAGACCCAATCAATCCATTCGACTTTTGGGAAGGCGCTGACTTCAAACTAAAGATTCGTCAAGTAGAAGGCTATCGCAACTACGACAAGTCTGAGTTTGCCACTCCTGCTCCAATTTCTAACACTGATGGTGAAGCACTGTCTGATGAAGATATGGAAGCAACTTGGAACAAACAGCACTCCCTAGCCGAAATTGTTGATCCTAAAAACTTCAAGTCTTATGCTGAACTTAAAGCTAAACTGCACAAAGTTCTGCAACTTGATGGTGGTTCACACGCACCCGTAAAGACCGCCGAGGACAGCAATGCAGGGATGGAGTTTCAACCAAACTTTAAAGAGAGATCAGCACCTGCTGTCGCTCAGGCTGAAGCCCCACCCTCAACCACATCAGAGTCAACGGATGACTCTCTTGATTTCTTCAAGAGTTTAGCGGAAGACTAAGGTGATTGGTCAAAACTCAATCTAGGGTTTATGGGGTGCAAGGATGCGCCCCTTTTTTTAATTCAAAAATAAGAGGTTGTTTATATGAAAATAAGTAATCGATTGATAAACTATTTCAACAGAAAGAAGTCAAAAAGTTCTGACAAGAACCATACACGATACCGCAATGATATCTGCAATCACTGGGACTTAGATTATGTTTCGGTAGAACAACTTGAGGAACTTCTCAAGCAAGACAATGTAGAAACTACACTGACTCGCAAGAAAAGGGATATTGATTAGCCAGATTGTGATACAGGTAAGTGGCTGTTAGTCAAAGAGTTACTGCCACCCTTAAAGACATTAAGAGTTGTGCTGTTCGAACTACCGCCTACATTGTTAACTACATCACCGCCTTTATTCATACTCTGCATCATCACAGCCTGACCTTGTGCATCTTTAGTTGCTTGCTCTTCTGATATTACCTTAGCTTTAGTCATTAACTTTTCTGGAGAAGATTCAATGCTAGAGGAATCACTTACAGGGCCTAATAATGGCGATAACTGTTCTCTTGCTTCTGCTTTCTGTTCTTCACTCATACCTTCGAGTGCGGGATGTGGTAAACCTGCCTGATTTCTTTTTGATTTTATTTCTCTTAATGCCACTTTTCCAAATGGTCTAGCAATAGAGCCGTCTCTCATACCCGATACGATTTCATCTTTAGTCAATGATTTTTTACCATCTTTAGTCAGAACATTAGCTTTAATATCATCACCAGTAGCGGCAGGTGTTATCTTAGCAGGTACCTTACCATCTGCTGTCATTGGTTTAGTCATGTCTGGTGCTATCGTAGGTATAGCCTTATCGCCAGCCTTAAACTCTGTGGCAGATTTGTCGAAAGATGCTTCTTGTGTAACATACATCGAAATGGCTTCATCTGGAGTCATGCCTGATAACGGACCATCTACGAATGTAGTCACTCCTCTATTATTTGTCACTAATTTAGTGTTAGCATTGAACCCTTCAGATAAGAGTCCTTTATCTTGTAAGAACACTAACTTCTCAAACACACCCGGGACATCGAATGAATCTCCAGTAATCATCTCTGATGTCGCATCTTCTACAGCATAATCAGCATCAAACTTAGCACCACTTAATTTGTCAAACTGTGCTTGTTCTGCGGCATCATCATAGACAACTGTGTCAACCATGTCACCCAAAGCATCTTCTTTCTGAACAGTTCTAGCAGACTTGGCACTAGACTCAAAATCTGATAGTGCTTTATTTGCTTCGTCTGCTTTTATTTGAGCCACAGCGACATCTTCAACTTCAGCCGCTCGCATATCTTCTTCTATAGTGGTAACTGGCTCAGGCTGATTTGCTCTTTCTTCATCAGCAATAGTTTTTAATTCTTTTGCTCGATACAAGTTAAATTCAGCATCTTTCTGGCTTTTTTGAAGTTCTTCGAATTGTGCTTGCTTTTCTGGGTCTGCATAAACTTGCTTTTCGCCTATTACTCGACCTCTTTTATTCTTTATCTGTTCAGTTTGTGTAGGTCCAGCTTCTGCTTTGAACTGTCCCAACTGAGCGGTTGCCGTATCAAGTTCGACACTAGCGGTGTCTACATCTTCTTGTAGCTTATCAGCAGGCACAGACATAATCTTTGCTTTAACTGCGCTAGGCTTATCTGCAATTTTCTTCTTGTTGTTGCCTCTACCAACAACTTTATCCACTTCTTCTTTCGTAATTTCAACATTATCGCCCATTAAGTGAGAAGTTATCTTTTCTACTAAGTACTCTCCCATGAATGCACCTGCCGTCCCACCAACGAACAAACCTACCGCATTACCTATTCCTGGCACTGCTGTACCTGCCGCTCCACCTGCTAGAGCGCCAAGAACCCCGCCACCTACAGAACCTAAGGCTCCTGCAAGTTCTTTTCTGATGACTGAATCTGGTTCATCATTTTTAATTGCCATAACTGGATCGATCAGTGCTGGTATTACTGCCGCCGCAGGCCCCAAAAATCTGAACAAGTTCGAAAATCTTGCTAGTTTGTCTGCTGGCATTTCTTTAAGTAATTGACTAATAGTTGGCTTACTTGCTTGAGGTCCTTTTACAACTTTACCACTGGGTGCTGTGTTTACTGCACTAGGAAACTTAACTACATTGCTTTTGGGCTTAGGCGTAGCACTAGGTTTAGCATTAGGCGTAGCACTAGGTTTAGCATTAGGTTTAGCATTAGCCTTAGGCGAATTAGGTGGTTTTGGATCAGTCTTGAGTGCTGTGTTACCGCTGGTAGGTGGTGTCTTAACATTAGCCTTTGCTTGTGTCTTTGCTTGTGTCTTTGCCTTTTTAGCCTCTTTAATATCTGTGACCTTTGCTGGTCCTTTTTTCAAGTCTGGGTCAGGCTTTACTTTCATTCCCATTCTCTTCTTGGCAATGTTCATACTTTTTTTCATACTTTTAGATAGTGCATCCATTGCTTTACCTGAGGCTATAAATGAGGCAATACCCGTAATACCTCCACCAATAGCTTGAACGATCTCTTTTCTCATGCCTAAAATTTCATCATTTTCATCAGCAAGTTCGCCTATTCCATCGTATGCTAGACTACCCATGCCACTACCAACCATCAATGGCACTGCTCTAGGCACTTTAAGTTTGCCGAAAGATCCTTTTTTAAGTACTTGCTGTGTAATACCAGTTGTCGTAGAAATCCCTCCGGCTTTACCAATAGAATCGTCTACCTTTTGGGCAGTCTCTTCTTTCATTATGCCCTTTTCTACCAGTTTATCTGTCACCATAGAAGAAGTTTCTGTGAAGAAACCTTTAGCGACAAAAAATGTGCTTGCGGCGAGTGCGGCAGCTTTTGCTAATTTTTTCATTATGCTGTCGTCTTCTTGAGGCATAACTGTCTTAGCTACTTTATCTTTTAAACGACCTAGTGGCGTGGGAGTAGGAGCTTCTGGATCTGCTTTTGACTTTTCTTCATCTTCTGATACTGAAGCGAGTCTGGCAGCCCTATCTGCATCTTGATCGTTCTCTACATTGAGTGCTAGTTGAGAATCTAGCGTGTTAGATATTTTGCTTAGAATTTCTGTCTGTTGGACCATAGACTTTTCTACAGAGAGTAGAATATTTACCATGTTATCGCTGGCTTCAACACCTTCACTATTAGTCATACTGAGACCCCTTTTAATGGAGTCTCCTAAAGCCATAGCGGCCGAATTAACAGAGGAATCGTCTGGTGTCCAGCTTTGATCTGGTGGCAATTCTCCGAAATCTGCGTCTGGTCTTGTATCTTTAGGCAAATCTGCCATCTAATTAGTCCTTAAATTTACTATCGATCCAACATTTGCCATAATAAAGAATACCTAACCAGATGGAGAATAACACTCCATCAAAGTAAGATAATGAGTTCCACGCTTCTACTGGATCCATGTTATTTCTTCTTCATTGCTTGTGTGCCAAAGAATGCCGCAACGATACCGGCAACAGCGACAAAGTATGTCGGTGCCATATCGCCTAGCGTTTCTTGTGCTTGATTTAATCCTGCTAGAGATGCTAGAACAACAGCAAATGGATATAGCAACAAACCACCCAGAGCAAACCATGTCATGTTACGCTGTGCATCACGCATAGCATCAGCATCTTCTAGTTCTTTGCGTTTAAACTCAAGATACAACGCTTCTTCTTGCTTACTTACTTGTCCATCACCATTTGTATCAGCAGGGTGAAATACTTCTGCTTTTGTTTCTTCACTCATTTTATACTCCGTTATCGATTTTTAGCATTTTGTTCTTCTATGTAATCCAACAACATATCGACATATAAATCTCGTTCGAATGGCATCAGATTCTCTAAATCTGTTATACTGTATTTATGATGTTGAGCCATGGCGAACATCGTTTTGTAGTATGTTCCCAGACTGATGTGACTCAACACTAGATAAAAAAAGTTTCGACACCCTCCAGGACTATTTTCTTCTTGTCTCCATTAGCGTTAACATACTCTTTCTCACATCTTAACACCGGCATTGTCTCAAAGAACATTCTAATATCTTCAACTGTCTGTGTAGTGAAAGAATCGATGAACTCATTCACCTCTTCTTTAGTAAAGTCCTCTAGATCGTAAACTGTATCTCCTTCTACGACAGTTTCGATACAAGAGACCATTACATCAAAAATGTTTTCTGCTCCATTTTGCTCTGCATTCAAAAAGGCAGTTAGTTCATTCAATCTAGGATAAGACATTATTAAGTGTGCATCTTCTCCTATAGATATCTCTCTATTATGCCCCTTAGGTTTAGATAGTTTTATCTCCTCAATATCTAACTCAATAGGCACAGTTTTTTCTGTTTCTGGATCAGTAATATTAAACTCAATTATATTATTGACAGACTTACCTCTAATTTGCATCATAAGATATTCTGTGTCGAACATAGGTAGTTTTTCTGCATCTACGCTCGGGCAACAATTGGTTATGATCTGTTTAATTGCTAATATAACCTGATCTATATCATCAGACTCTTGTGCAATTAGAAGAATCTTCTCTTCCTTTACTGTAAAAGGTCTGTATTTAATTTTCTTTCTTCCTGTTGAGATAAGTTTCGTCTCAAACATTGGAAGGTCAATCTTGGGTAATCCCATTTCACTTCTCCTATATTATAGAATAATAAATTTTATCCCTACGCTGTTCCGTCTGTGTCGTTTGGTCCTTGTTTAATTCCTGGATAATACCCTGCTATTGGAAGCAGTGGTGCAGGCTGTCTAGTATCGTCTGTGATCTCGTATACTTTAGTCTCACTATATTGATCAAACGGCTGTGTTACCGTTCCTCTATCTCCGAATCTAGCTGGATCGGGGTTCTTACTTCCAGTCACTTGAAGTTGGTCGTAGGTAAAGCCTACAGATAGATTCATTACTTCGTCATTGTTTGCCCAAGCAGTCTCTAGACCACCCACATTGACTGGGTAAGCACCCGACATTTGATATTGTAGAACTGATACATCAGTCTCATCATAAACATCGACTCGCAATACAGTTGCATACTCTTTCTTATATCCCATCTCAAACGGTAGCGCATCATTAAGGCTACCAAAGTTACCTTGACTTTTATCGTAATTAATTATATGTTGTGTCCACAACTGAAAGAACTTCACCATATCTAGATTAGAGTCTACATTAAACACTACTGGTAGTACAGGAAAGTTCATTGACTGTGGTCTTCTTGTTGTTAAGCCAAACCCTTGGTGCTGAACTTCTGATGTCTGTAGATCAAATTCGGGTAGAGTAATAGACTTGCAGTAGAACTCTAGTGCCTGATTTGCTACAGGAAATCTATCTACTGTCTCGAAGTATATGATTGGTGGTGGAGTAATTCGCATACGAAACGAATGGTTCTTTGCTAAACCATGCTTATTTAAGTTTGCGCTAAAATCTGCTATGTTAAAAGACATTTAATTACCTAACTAATTTTTCTTCTTGAATCTGCCCAGACAGATGTTTTTGATGCGCCGACAAATCTTTCTGTTGGCAAGAATAATGCTATATCCCACTCTGATGGAAACACATACATAAATTTACTTTGTACTTGTGAATTCAAATATCTCTTCACACATGGTCTAAACTCTTTATACTTAGCCGCTTTATCTAGTATCTTATAACTAAGTTTTAATCGTGTTGTCTCGTCATATGCTGTATTATTTGCTGTATCATACAATGCATCCATCAACTTAGCACGAAGTTGTAGCGGAATATAGTGCATATTCAATCCAAAAAATCCACCCTTGACTTTCTTATATGGAAAAATCAATGGCATTCTATCGTAGTATGGTAGTTTTGCTTTGGTCTTAGCATCATAAAGCATCATGTACATACCACCAACGAGTGGTTGAGCAGACATTCTATCTTTACCTTTACCGCCAAAGAAGTCGTTCTCTTTAACACTCTTATATTTCTTTGCTGTATCACGATACCATTTACGAGCATCATCAGTACGAGCAGGTACTTGCCCAGACCGAACGCCCTTGTTTAGTATTTCGTCAAACAGTACAGCCATTAGAGTATTACTACACCTTCTTCAATTAATCTTTGTCTGTTGAGCATATGGGCTTCTTGAATCTCTTCTTTTGAACCACCATAGTAGTCAACAGCGTGGCCTTCTTCAATCATAACCTTAGTGACTGGTCTCCATGAGTCAGTCTTAGCATCATACACATCAAAGTCACCAAGAATACGACCAAACTTACCTTTCATGTCTTCGCCATTTCTTGCAATTTGTGTACGCAATACTGGTTTCTCGCCTAGTAGAGAGATTAAACGATCTTTAGCCGCTAGACCAAACTTCTTCTCTACCAAGTCTCTTGTTCTTGATTCAGGTGTATCGATGCCCATGATACGAACTCTTTCGTTTCTCATCCAGATACCAAAGCCTAGATCAATATCTACATCAACAGTATCGCCATCTACTACCTTAACTACTTTACATTTATAATCATACATTGTGAAAATTCCTTGTGTTTATATGTTATTTATACAGTATCACTTAATACCTAATTCATTTTCTGTAATTATCTGAAACTTCCAACCACGATCCTTACAGAACTCTGCCGCCGCATTCCACTTAGCTGAGTTAGTACCCCAGGTCTTAACCTCATTTAAGTAACGCTTTGTGGGCTTATTCTTCTTAGTGTTTTGTACAGTAGGTGGTTTAGTCTGTGCATAAGGCTTGACTTCAATTAATATCTTCTCTTTCTTACCCTTAAATACTTTCTCAACATAAAAGTCTGGAAAATATCGATGCATCTTGCCGTCAATTGGTGAGCGATAAGGTACGACTATTTCTTCACTATTCCATAGTGACACATGAGGATGCTTATCTAAATAATTCATCAATTTAAGCTCCCAGCCACTGCGATATATAATATTAGTGGGGTCGCCCTTATATTTTGTCGGGTTTCTCGGTCTAAATCTACCCTGATTAAATTTGGCCATCTTATAGAACTCATATAAATAATTGTCATAGACTAACTTATTTTATTTATATACAGGTAAAAGAAATGGCTAAATATTTGGGCACAGGCGACCAGCTACTAAAGACTGATCCAAATCAACATATCGCAAATAGAAGAGAGAAATATACTTCGGTAAATCGAAAGTTAATGAGGTTTCCTTCTAATTTAGGAGCCCATGCAACCCTTATGCGATTCTTTGAATATAGTTATGGGGGTGATAAAGGGTCAATCGAGACACCTTTAGCTGAAATATTATTACCTCTTCCTAAACAAATTCAAGACTCATTTAAGATAAATGTTGGTGGCAATGAACTAGGAGTATTCGCCGCTGGTGCTTTACAGGCAGCAGATAATCTTGGAGGAGAAGGCGGTGCTATAGACATGACAAAAGCACTTGCTGGTGCAGCCGCAGGCGGAGCAGAGAAGCTTGGTGCGGCATTAGCTAGAGGTGTTACTGGTGATTTTAGTATGTTTAAAGAGGGCATGGCAAAAGCCGCTGATGCCGCTGGGTTCTTGGCTTCAACTGGATTGGCTAAAGTAGCACCAGATATCGCAAATGGTATTGGTGCAGGTCGGGGTACAGCAGTAAACCCATTCCAAACACTTGTATTTAAGGGTGTTGATCTTAAAATTCATTCGCTTGAATGGTTATTATCGCCTGAGAGTGAACAAGAATCCATTGAACTGAAGAAAATTATTCGTACACTACAGCGAATGGTACTACCTAAAACAGATGCCGCTATAGGCGAAGGTAATATGGGTATTACTGCACTCGATAAGGGTCTATTAAAGTACCCTGCTATGTGTAATATATTTCTTCAGGGTCTAGATCAGAACTATTATTTTAAATTTAAAACGAGTATGATCTCTAATCTATCAATTGATTATAGTCCAAATGGTGTAGCACCATTAAAAGGTGGTAAGCCAAGTGCTGTTCGTATCACAATGACACTCAACGAAGCATATATCCACACCGCATCAGACACTGAACTAGAAGAATTAGATGCAGAGTTTCTCGATGAAAATTTATCCAACAGAACACTTTCTGCTGAAGAGTTTGATGACTTAGAAAGAGCAGAGAGAGAATTTTATTCTGAAAACGAAAACTTCACTGACTTAAAGTCTGATGATGAGATCAAGGTAGCTAAATTACTTGACGATGGAACTATGGTAGATACAGTGGTATCACGACAAGATTTGCTTGATCAGGGCATTAGTAATGCTGAGATAGAGCAGGGATATCCTATTGGCGATGAAACAGTTTTCTTTAATTTTTAAGAGGTCGAAACATTAATTATGTCTTACTTTAAACATTATCCCACGACACAATTCGATGGATATGAATTAGCTGATATCACCCGTAAGTTTAAATTGGATGATGTTACTCAGGACACTGCGGTTGATTATATGACCTATACTGTAAAAGAGGGTGAAACTCCTGAAGATATAGCATTTTATTACTATGACTCAGTAGACTTAACCTGGCTTGTATTAATGGCGAACGATATTATTGATCCCTATACACAATGGCCTAAATCAGAAAATAATCTTGAAAGATTTATTGTTGCGAAGTATAAAGAGAAATCAGGAAAAAGTAACTATCAAGATGTGTTAGACTGGACAAAAAATATGACAATCACATCTAATATTATCGATTATAAGAGCCAATTCGATAGCGAGGTGAGATTAAATCGTACATCTTTTGTCTCACTTGGTAATAGCCATACTGTTACAGTTAAAAATATTATAAAAGGTAATGAGTACACGATCCATACTCTAGGTACAGTGAGTAACGATGACTGGGAATTACTCACAGGTGTAAGAAACAGCGACAACTTTGTCGTAGGATATAAGTTTATTGCAAAAGCCAACGGTACAGATATATTATTTGGTGATACAGCAAGGGTCACAGGCTCATCATTAACCAATCCCGCACGAGAATTTATTCCTGTAAGAGCATATGATTATGAATGGGAATTAAATGAGGAGCGAAGAGAAATAGAATTAATTAACAAAGGCTATGTTGCTGCCCTACAAGAACGCCTTGAGACTATATTAAAAGATGGCTAATCCACAAAATAATGCAGGATACTATACTCTCAAATCATTTAAAGTCAAACCTTTATTAGATGAGAACTTAAATCGTGATAGCGAGAACAGTTCGATGCCGGAGTATGTCGAATTAACTTACAGTATATCAGACTGGGGTATCGATGAGAGTCTTGACAGTCCATTTATCTCAGGTTTCGCAGTCGTCCACGAGTCTGACAATCTCCTTGAAAGCGTTCCGCTCCTAGGAGAGGAAGAAATTACTGTTACCTATGAAGACTTCTATGGTAAAAGCGCCACCCATAAGCTATTTCTATATGCAATCGAACAAGTAGGGCCAGAATCCTCTATTAATGATCGAATGATGAAGTACACAATACGATTCACATCAGTCCAAAAGCTCCAAGGCGATCAAAGATCCATAAGAAAATCATATAATACAACAAAGATAAGCGAGATTGCGGAAGACATCTATAATACCTTTATGTTAACAGGTAATAAAGACTATGATAAAGAGATAGAGATAGAAGAAACAGACGGAGAACAATCTTTAGTCATACCAGACCTGAGAGCAGATGCGGCAATGCAATTTCTAAGCAGAAGAGCGTATAGTCAAAAGAATAATACAAGCCTATATAGATTCTTTGAGACAAGAGAGAAGTATTTCTTTTGTACACCCGAGTACCTAATCGAAAAATACGGGTCATTTGAGGGTAAAACAGAGGAAGAATTAAATCGATTAAATTTTATCTATAACACTGTAGAAGACAACACAGGA